TCACGTATCGGCGCCAGATTTCACGCAGCCGTAAAACGTGCTGGCCTGAATCAGTCCATACAGCGCCGCAAGCTCTGGCTTTTCACGCACCGCCTTCACGAACTGCTGGTAGACGAACTTGAACACTTCTGGCGTCGTCGTTACATCGATGCCATTTCGCAGCCCATCGACCTTATAACGCATACGGGCGATGATTTTTCGCCAGGCCTGCTGCGCTTTGGCAGCCGCCATGACGTCCAGCTCATCCACCATCGCGTTACCAATTTTGAAACCAACTATCGAGCCGGGCTTCTCCATCGAGCGGCAGATGGTTGTCCCGCGGTAGCGCCATCCCTCGTAGAAGTGAACTTCTTTGTTCCCCTCGTTGATTTTGACGCTCAGCCCCCAGTCAAAGGCCACCTCTTCAATCGTCGGGTAGAAGATGTCACGGATCTGCGGATATGTTGGCGCGAAATAGCCCTGGTTGATTTTAGGGTGCTCCCACATCCCCTTACAGATGCCGCTATAACCCACCCACGTCTTACCGGAACCGAACCCGGCAACATAGGCTTTGAATTTATGCTGCATTGCCAAGAACCGAGCTTGAGGGATATTAAGTGTCGGGCTGATCCCCATCGTCCGCCCTCGCGTCCACTACGTTGATATTGATTTGAACTGGAGTTGGCTCGTCATCGTCACCATCACCCGCCAGCTCCTTGCGGAGTTTCTCGACCTCAAGCTGCCGGCGTTCGATTTCGATCTGCTGCAGACGCTGTGCAAACTCGCTATCAGCAAGGCCAAGGCGCTTCATTACCGCTTCGAACATACGCTCGCGGCTTATTGCTGTGATTTCGATGCCATTTTTGCCGACCTTCACGCCTGAATAAGCGAGCCGTGAGACTGGAGGAAGTTTGCGAGTATCAGGGAAATAAGGCTGGCCGATGCCGTCACCGTTGCAGCGCGGGCATTCTGGGTTTGGTTCTCGGTTATGGTCGTAACCATAGCCGCCAGTATCCTGCGGCAGCCTGGCACCTTCCCTTCCCTCGACTTTTGCCGTTTCCTCATCAAACTCAACTGCATCGCGCCACTGGTAATGGTGACCGAAGCCCCAGCAGTAACGACACGCGCCGCGACGATACTGTGAAAGCTGGTTTGCATCGAAAGTGGCGAGCTGCCACATCTGCGCCAGGACTTCATCGGCACTGCCAAGCGTGCGCACAATGGAGGCTTTCTGCTGCTTCGCAATGGCCTGGGCAACGTTAGGATTCGCTATGAGCTGACGACCATAATTTGGGTCGCTATAACCAGCACGTGCAGCTGCGGCTGTGGCGTTATTGTCCTTCAGGTATTCAGCAATAAAGCGCTTTACCTTCGCGCTTAACTTTATGTCCACCAGCACTTCTGCGCTTTGTTCGTTCTGCGCAGTGCACATTTTTTTCTGCGCAGTTTTTTGCGCAGTTTGCGCAGAAGTTTTTTTGATATATCGACGGGCGGTAGCGTAATTCAGTCCCTGCGCTTCACACCATTCCTTAGGTGATACGCCGGTTTCGGCATGTTCGGACAGGAACCGTTGCTGAAGCAAGCCCCAGTCCGGTTTCGTCATTTTTTATACCTTTACTAAAATTTTGATGGGTTATGCCGATATAAATCAATGGAAAGGGCAATGAAAAAAATTTAATTTTTGTCGGTAAGACTTGTAGCGTAAACACAAAAGGAAAATTTATGACTTGGGTAACAATTTTTGATGGCGTGGTTATGGGTGATCACATCAAGGTTCAGCGGTATGTTGATGAAGATTCTGAAGAAGATTACCCTGTCAGAGTGAAAGCCACAGATAAAAACCCTCCACAGATTACCCCACCTATTGTTGAAGAAGGAGCCATTATGATTCCTTTGCCTCCGCACAATCCTAATCATAGATTCACATTTGATTATGACAATATCAATGATATGTATAACAAATTCGCAAGCGATTCAGGGAGAGACACGGAATTCACAGATGCTTTAGAAAAAGCCATTTTAGGAAACTAAAACTAATAAAATATTATAGCCATCACCACGTATTATCTCTTGATGATGGCTATAAAACCGCCTTCAGACGGTTTGTAATGAAAGCAATGTGTGCGGTAACCACTTAAGAATAATTTTTCTTAAAATGACGATCGCAGTATTCATCAGATGTTGCTACCTGAAGTGGTCCAGGGTTGGGCGATAATTGAACCTGCCGTTGGAACCCAGAACTTTGTTCGCTTTGCCAGTCAAAATCAATTTTATCAACGATATAGACGTTACCCCCATCTTCCTGCTTTACTATAATCTTATCAACAAAGAAAGGATGGGCACTTTTATCAGTATAAACTTCATATCGAATACAGACGTCATTTTTATCATACAGGTAAGTTTTTTCTAGGGTTAACCGCACATTCTGGCTCATGTCACATCTCCATTGGAATGAGACGATACTTTAGCGCCATAATTATATTTTTTACAAACACATTACGCTTAAAATATGGCATTGATCAATGTCCTCTTCAGAAAAACTACGGAATAATCCGCATAATCGGTTAGCTATCTAAGGCACTGAATATTGATGTAATCCTGCAGATAGCCGACCTGCTTCGTCACAGTAGTGATTCGTTCTCTGAGGGTGAAATAATCCCGTTCAGCGGAGTCAGTAAGTCTGGGGGTGGAAGCATCGCCCAGGCCGCCGGTGCTGGCCGTTCCGTTCGCGGGACATCTTGCGTTGACGTGCAGCCCACACTTGCCAGAGCTAACACAACGCTGCAGATCTTCAAGCTGAGATTTCGCATCAGCTAATTCCTTCGTGTATTTAGCATCCAGTGCAGCGACATCTCGCTGCCGGGTCTGCATATCTTTGATGGTGGCGTTCGCCAAGCTGAGTTTATCAGTCGCCTTATCGCGCTGCTCTTTGTATGTGATGGCGTTGTCGCGGTAGTGATTGATCGCACAAGCCATGGAAACCAGCAGGCAGATAACGACAGTGCAGATGATGCCTGTTAATCGGCTCATTTCTAACCCCACTCGCAGACTTCGCGCTCAATCTCGCGTCGAGTGATCAAACCCTTCCACTGTTTTCCACCGGCATTCAATTTCTTCAGCAGCGTCGATCTGTTAAACGCTCCAGTTCCCACGTTGTAAGTGAAGGAGTAAAGTGCGGCACGAGTGGTTTCGGGAACATGGACCTTTATCAACGGGTCGATAGCTACAGCGACCTTGCGCAGGTCGGATTGAAGCAAAGCATCACATTCTTTATCGGTGTAGCGGTAGCCGCGGCGAATATCAGCGCCAGTGTGCCCGTCACAAACAGTCCAGACACCAACTACGTCTTGATAAGCGTAATAGCGTCTTCCTTCAAGTCCATCCGCATTGCCCAGCATCACAGCTGCAATAGTGATTGCGCTGGCTCCGCCAACAACGGCGCCCACCAGCTTATTTCGGAGTGTCGGGTTCATCTCGGCTCCTGCTGCGGCGGTTGTCTTCGCGGATTTTGAAATAGAGGTTTGTCAGGTACGTCATCACTGCAATGATGATACCCACCAGCACGCCGATAGCGTTCCACTGCTCGGGGCTATAGGCATTCAGCATACCGTTTAGGATGCTACCGGCTGAAGCGCCATATGCAGCACCTGTGGTTATTTTGTCCATGCGATACATGCTCTCACCTCGCGATGCTGCGGGTGTTGAATGTTTGAAGATGATTAGCCGTAATGACTAAAGCTGAGAGTGTGTTCTACCGATATTGATATGAACATTTAATCTGGGAAATTTTATGCAGACAGTATCTACTTACAAAGATCTTGCAAAAGCAATAGCCTGTGATTCAAACAAAATTGAAGTCACTGGTGATATCACCAAGGGAACGGTAAAAATCGTGGCCAGTGGCGCGGTTTCCTGGGCAATTGCTATCGGCGCAATCAGCATCGCATACGCTGCATTTGTTATGACGCCTGCGACGGGGGGAACTAGCTCAACTTTATCATTAATGTTTGCACCGGCAGCTGTTGCCAGCATTGGATTACCAGCAACTACCGCAGCAATTGCAATTGTAACTGGCGCAGGATCCTTAACGGCGATTAAAAACTTAAGGAAATATAAGGTTGAATCTCTTGAAGATGGTAAAGCTATTTTAGTTAAAAAATAGTTTCATGAGTTCCTAGCTGGTGTACAGAGTTGTTTTGAAGGTATAAAAAAAGCCCCACGGGGCTAACCGCAGGGCTTTAAACGAAGGCAATAACCCATCGTTAGGGCAAAATTACCACAGATTCGGGAAAAGTAAATAGCTCACGATAAATTCATACCCTATTTTGTTATCTGCTTCAGCTGCGCATCAGCCCACGCCTCTTCGATATCAAACTTGGTGATGAGCTGGTCGTAGAATGGCTTAACAGACTTCTTCCAGGTATCGAGGCTGATTGCATCCGTTATCTCACTTAAAGCTGCGTAAGCCTCAGTTGATGGAATTCGCTCAAATCCCCGCCCACTGCAGCGCTTGCAATCAGCCAGTACCGGAACGCCCTGCTGCTCTGTAAGAGCCTGATTAACAGCTTTCCCGCGTCCATGGCAATCTTTACAGGCACAACTTAAAACCTTCTTGCCCTTACACTGAGGGCAGAGAACGCGCGCTACCTCCCTGACCTGCCTGCGCATTTCATACTCGGAAGGGCGAATATTTTCCACACCCATGAGCAAAGACATCTTCACGAATTTCTTCTCTTTTGCCGGAGTGTGGGACTTCATGCTGAAAACCTCAGCGTCAATAAACCCTTCCCCATTGCAGCCATCGCAATGCTTCACGCTGGCGGCGCTGCGGGAATAGTCCTCAAACGCGAAAGAGGCCAGCTGGTGCATCACCAGTGGTTTAATCTCTGCATTAAGCTTACGTAATGCCGCAACATGGTCGCACTTAGTCAGCGCATACTGGGCCAGCAGTTCGATCGCCCTCTCCCGGTCGTTGTTGCTGATACCCATCTTCCCGAGAAAAGCGCGGTATCCCAGAGCTGCCCGTTCCTGCGTCATACCCATAGCGGCCATGATATCCGTTCCGGTTAATGAGTCTGATGCCGTTGCACGCGGAGAGTCGCTAATCATTGTCGATTTGGCGAAGTTATATTTGAGTGTATTTTCAAGATTCATGCGGTCTCCAGCTCGGTAATGGTAAGTTCTAATTTCCCGCCCTTAACGACAGGCATTTTCACAACGCGATAGTCAATAACCTGGCAGTCGTCCAGCCAGAACCCCGCCTTGGTTAAAGCGTCGAATGCAGCCTTCTGCAGGTTATCCAGATTGCGGCGCCGGCGGTCGGGCATGTGACAATCGATACGGATTTTGAGTGGTGCGGCCGTGCGAATATTAAGCCGGGCACTTCGAATGACGCTGGCGACTGCATAGCGGTACGCGACACCATCAGCGCTAATGTGCGTGCGCCCGCGGTTGTGCCGGTAATACCGGTTGTTGCTCGGCGGCCAGGGCAAAGTGATTTGATATGTTTTCACGTTCACCCCCATAACCGGTTTCGCCAGCGGCTATCCGGGCGCGCTGGTGTATTTGAGGTCGGAAGGAAAGCACTGACAGTCCAGGTCACGTAATCCTGGTTAAGGCTGCGCTCAACTCGCACGCCGCGCGCTTTGTAACGCTTAACAAGTTCGTCCGCCTGTTCGGTACTGCAGTCGGTATGATGGAACCATGTAGACTTCATTCGATCACCCCGCGAAGCCAAGCAGCTGCGCTGCGACATTTTCGGCCTCATCGCGACTGCGGAATGAACGGGACAGGATCCAGCGCCAGAGGACATCGAGCGCAGCTTTATAGAGTTGTTGAAACTCGAGCTCGTCCATGTTGGCAAACGAGATGCTGCGGGGATGCTTTTTGAGTGTGCCGTCAGGTAGCTGAATGGCATCAAAGTGCCCTGCCTCAACGATCACCCATGAGCGGTAAGCATCGAAGGATTTGCACAGGCTAATACCATTCGTGACGCGCCGGTAAGCAACCTGATCAAGATACTGCTCAGCAGCATCGATCAGCGCGCCCTCATTCCCGCCATAAGAAGCCAGGAATTTTGCGTAGCCGGTGATCAGCTTCCGCTCGTTGCTAGAGATAGCCCCGCCGGTTGGTTCCCAGTATTCAAAACCGAGATTGAGAAGCGCGAAAAAGCGCCGATGGAATGCCGGGTTACGTACCCGCCTGAACTCAGCAACAAGAACATCGCCGAGCCGGGTTTTGGATTGCAGGATATCGCTGGTCTCGGGTGTGGCCGGGATCAGTATTCCTGAGTGGTGTTTGATAAGTTGTAATTCTAGCGCCAT